CTTCGAGCGGGATATGTTTGACGCGGTCAGGCGGGTGCAGAAGGACCTCGTCGAGAAATACAAGCGGGCGATCGGCTCGGCGATCAAGGCGGATGCCGGGGGGCTCGACCTCGACGACGACGACGAGAACGAGGCCCAGATCGCGGCGGCCTACCGGACGACCTTCCCGGTCATCGACCGAACGTTTCGGGCGGGGGGCCTCGGCGGGTTGCGGAAGGCACGGGTCGGTCTCGACTTCGATATGCGGTCCCCGGCCGCGGAACGGTTCCTTCAGGAGCGGGGGCAACGGTTTGCCCAGCAGGTTGCCGAGACGACCTGGCGCGAGCTCAAGCGGAAGCTAACCCGCGAGATGGAACGGGGGACATCGATCGAGAACTTGATCGAGATCGTCGAGACGATCCCGGCCTTCAATCCTGCCCGGGCTGAGATGATCGCTCGGACCGAGGTCCTCGGGGCCTACAACGGCGGGCTAGAGGAAGGCTTCCGGCAGTCGGGGAACGTGACCGCGAAAGTGTGGCTCTCGGCTCTCGATGACCGGACCCGCGAGACGCATCTCGCGATGCACGACCAGACCGTCCCGGTCGGCGAGGACTTCGAATCCCCGGACGGTGGCACGACGAAGGCCCCCGGGCAGTTCGGGATCGCGGCCGAGGATATCAACTGTCGGTGCTCGATGGAAGCGATCGTCGGGGTCCCCGGGCCCGAGATCGAGGAAGTACCGTTCGGGGTCAATGAGACCGAGGTCTTGGACTGATGCCGATAACCGACTTCCCCGAGCAGGGCGGCGACTCGCGGGTATCCTTGCAGGCGTCCCGGTATCCGCTCTTCCCCGTCGGCGAGGCCCAGGCACTCAAGGACGAATGGCCCGAGATCTGGGACCGCGGCGGGAACATCCTCGGTGATACCCAGTTCAACCGACTCGCACCGATGGCCCGGGACCGCAGGGTCCCCGAGACAGACACCGAGGAAGAAGCGGTCCGGCTCCGCGAGGCATGGGCCGCACGGCATCTCGGCGACTTCCGGCTCGCGGGGGTAGTTGCCCAGATTAAATGGCTGGTTGTAGGCTCAAGAGGTCTAGATCACATGCGACAGGTCATCATGGACGAGAAAGAACGGCTGCGGGCGAAGAGCATCATGGATGCGCCCCTGTCCATCAAGGACGGGAAGGCGTCATTCGTGATGACCTCGGATGCCCTCGATCGGCAAGGCGAAGTCGTCGAGATGGACGGGTGGGAGTTCGATAACTTCATGCGGAACCCCGTCATCCTCGATACCCACCGATATGAGAGCATCGAGGACATCGTCGGCCGGGCCGTGGGTGAGCCTCGGCGGGAGGGTTCCGGGTGGGTTGTGGACATCGAGTTCGCACCGACGGAACGGGGCAAGACGGCGAAGGAACTGGTCGAGCGCGGGATGCTCAACGCGGTGTCCGTCGGCTTCCGGTCGATGCAGCGTCGGAAGGTCGGATCGGCTATCCATCACGTCAAGAAGGAGCTCCTCGAAGTGTCACTCGTCGCGATTCCCGCGAATCCCACGGCCCTTCGGGTCAAGATGAACGACGGCGAAGAGCCGCAGGAGGCAGGCATGGATCAGATGGAAGACGACAAGGGCGGCCACGACAAGGAGCCCAGGATGAAGAATGAGCAGATGATGGAACTTCGGGATCATCTGGTCGCGGCCGCGGCCCTCGTTGACGCGATGCTCGAAGGGTACGAGGAAGGCGAAGAGGAAGAGATGCCCGAGGACGAGGCCCCGGTCGTCGAGGACTCGGCAAAGGCGGGGGGGGCTGGACAAGAGTCCTCGACTCCGTCAAATCTGGTTGAAGCATTGTCCGCGGCCGTGGCCGCTATCAAGGGGAAGTAAGCGATGAGCGAAGTCGAAAAGCTCCTCGGCGACCTCGTCGCCAAGGTGAATGCGCAGGGTCAGTCCCTCGAAGGCCGGATGGCCGAGATCGAGGCCACTGTCAAGGCTAACCCCGGCATGGCCCGGAAGATTGCCTTCGGCGGCGATGCCAATACCGCGGGCTCGAAGTTCGCCGGGTTGACCTCGGGTGACGTGCAGATGCTGCACGACATCATGAAGTCCAGCGGCAAGCCGATGAGCGAAGAGCTCGTCAACGCCTACGAGGCCGTCTCGAACCGCTACATCTACAGCACCCCGAAGGGTGTTGACGCGGTGCCCTACCGCAAGGCCACCCAGAACGAGGGCGCGGCCGGATACGGTCAAGAGCTCGTCGGCGTGCAGTACGTCTCGGAGCTCTGGGACGCCGCTCGCCAGGATTCGCGGATCTTCGGTCTGATCGATACCTTCGAGATGCTTCACCCCTCGGCTTACCTGCCCGTCGTGGCGGATCTGCCGGAGCCCGTCCTGTCGGCCGAGAACACGACCGAGAACAGCTTCCTCGCAGGCACGGGCCGGGTCGGTTCGAACCGGGTCAGCGTCACCGCGAAGAAGATGCTCATTAATCAGATCTGGACCTATGAGCTCGAAGAGGATGCGATCATCCCCTTCCTGCCCTTCGTCCGGCAGCAGGTTGCCGCATCGCTGGCCTTCTACAGCGACTCGGTCATCCTGAACGGTGACACCACGAACGCGGCCACGGGCAACATCAACAGCGATGACGCCGACCCCGCCGATGACAAGTTCTACCTTGCCTTCGATGGTCTCCGTCACGTCGGTCTGGTCGACAACACGAACAACGCGACCAACGCCGCGGGCTCGGTTGCCCTGTCTCAGCTTGCCGGACTCAAGGGCAAGATGTTGGATTCGACCTACAAGATCGACTGGGGTCACCCGGTCCGCGGAAGCGATCTGATCTATGTCTGCGACCCGCAGACCGCCGACGCGATCGCTCAGCTTGACCAGGTCGTCACCGTCGACAAGTTCGGTCCGCAGGCTGGCGTCCTCGTCGGTCAGATCGGGAACATCCTCGGCAACCCCGTCATCAGCACGATGGCGATGGGTCTGACCGAGGCCGACGGCAAGATCTCCGCTACCGCGGCGAACAACACCAAGGGTCAGATCGTTGCCTTCAACCGCAACGCGTTCAAGGTCGGCATCCGGAAGGCCGTCACCCTTGAGCTCGAGCGGATGCCCGGCATGCAGCAGTCCCGACTCGTGGCCTCGTTCCGTCTCGGCTTCGGCCGCTACGCCCCGACGGGCGCGGCGTCCGGCATCGAGGGCGCGGGCGTCATCTACAATATCAGCCTGTAGGGTGAGCGAGAATGCTTAAGCAGTTCGAGCAGATCGCGGCCCGAGGTCAGGTCCTGCCCTTCGTGTTCGTACAAGATGCAGTGGCAGCATCGCAGACCGACGTCCAGATCAACATCCAAGAGGTGTCCGGCGGCATGGCATTGGCAGTATCCGAACTGTCGATGCCGTGGGCCGGGCGGGTTGTCGGGATCTCGGTCAACACGAGCGCGGCGGCGACGGCAGGTTCCCTGACCGTCGGTGCCACGATCGACGGGACCGAGCAGACCGCCAGCACGCAGACCATCACGACGGCGACGGCAGCCTATGCCGTCATCCCGCAGGGGTCGATCAAGTTCAATGCCGGGCAGAAGCTCGGGGTTGAGATCACGACTTCGGCCTCGTGGGATGCGGTTACGGCGGATTTGGCCGTGATTGTCTACGTCCTGATGGACCTTCAGGGCGTGTAGGTTAGGGCCGGGGGGGTCGGGGCAACCCGGCCCCCTCGAACCACAAGAGGGGGATAGATGAACGGTCCTGTCTTTGGAGTCGCCAAGGCGGTTGACGCCCTTCCGCTTCTTCAGCGGACGGCCTCGGCCAACGGGGATATGTTCCGGTCTTACTGGACCTTGAACGACCCGCAAGAGCGGATCTATCGCGGCTTCTTCAAGGATGCTGGCGTCTTCGTCAACCAGACCGCCGGGTCTGGGAACAACCCCGGGGTGAACCAGTTCACGGTAAAGCTTCAGGGCCGGATCGACGACACCCACGGATGGGCAGATCTGTCGATGACCCCGATCGCTATCACGGCGAACGGTGCCGCGGCCTACTACGCTCTCTGTACCGGACCGCTCCTGCCGGAACTCCGGGTCGTGGCAACCGAGAGCGGAACCGCGGATGCGACCTTCGAGGTCCATGTCATGCTTCAGTCGGATTAGAGAAAGGACATTCCCGTGCTCAAGTGCGTTTCCAAGTACGCTTCCTCGGCGGGTCAGTTCGCCCCGGGGGACATCATCGAGGACCCTCGTCTTGAGGCGGTCCTCGTCCAGGACTCGCCCGAGTCCTTCGTCAAGGTCGAGTCCCGCGAGCAGGCGGCCGAGGTCGAGGTCATCGAGCCTGCCCCTCGGATTCGCGGATTGCGTCGCAAGGCGTAGGCCGTGGCGATCACCAACGGGTACGCGACCCTCGCCGAGCTCAAGGCCCGGATGGGGGTACCTGTCTCGGACACGGCCGATGACGCGATCATGGAAGCGGTCATCGAGGCCGCGTCTCGGATGATCGACAAGTATTGCAACCGGGTCTTCTACTCGACCGCGGGCCAGGTCCGATACTTCACCCCGGCGACCGAGGTCCTCGTCTTCACGGATGACTTGCAGTCGGTGTCCGCGGTTGCCACGGATCGGAACCTCGACCGGACTTGGTCGAACGTCATCCCGGCGGCGGACTTCGAGCTCGGGCCGCTCAACAACCTGTCTCTCGGGTTCCCCTACACCGAGATCCGGATGAAGCCCCTTGCGGGCGAGTCCTTCGATCTGGGAATGGAGATGGTCAAGGTCACCGGGACGTGGGGCTTTGCCTCGGTCCCTGACGCTATCAACGAGGCATGCCTCATAACGGCGGCCCGCTACTTCAAGAGAAAGGACGCCCCGTTCGGCGTCGCCGGGGGCGGCGAGGTGGGACAGTCGGTTGCGTTGAGAGCGGTCGACCCGGATGCATCCGTGTTGCTCGCTCCGTTCCGGAAGATCGGTCTCGTGGATCTGGTCTGATGGCGCAGGACATACAGGTACGCGGCCTTGAGTCGATCGTGCGAAAGCTCGACTTCTCGAAGGCCGCTCCTGATGTCTTGGCCGAGTACCTCGGGGCCGCGGCCCAGGTCGTCGCGGGCGAGGCCCGCAGGCGGGCTCCCGTGGACGTCGGCCTTCTCAAGTCGAGCATCAACTATCAGATCCGGAAGGGCGAGGATACGGTCGTCGCGTCCATCGGGACGAACGTCGCGAAGAACGGTCGACCGTACGGGGCCTATATGGAGTTCGGTACAGGCCTTGTCCACGATCACCCGACGTGGCCCCGGGCGCGTCACGTCGTCCCCCCTGCCGCGCTGATGGGATGGGCAGAACGGAAGGGCCGCGGGGGAACCTTCCACGATGCCGAGGTCATCGCGGACGCGATCACCCGGCGAGGGGGACTGAAGCCCCGGCGGTATCTTCGCGGGTCGCTTGAAGCGTACATTCCGGTCTTCCGTGGTCAACTGGACAGGATCGCTCGGGCGATTCGGACGAGGCAAGGTCTATGAACATCGCGTCAATCCGGGCCGGGCTCAAGACGAGGCTCGCCACCATCACGGGTCTTCGGTGCTACGAGACGATCCCGGACCAGTTCTCGCCCCCCGCGGCGATCGTCGGGATGCCGACGTCGATCAACTTCGACTTCACCTACCAGCGGGCGACCGATCGGGTGACCTACCCTGTCCGTTTGCTTGTGGCGAAGGCAACGGACCGCTCGGCACAGGAGCGACTCGAACAGTACCTCGACGGGTCCGGGTCCTTGTCGGTCAAGGCGGCGATCGAGGGTGACCCGTCTCTCGGGGGCGCGGCGAACGTTACCCGGGTCTTGAGTGCCCAAGGCCTCGGGGTTTACGATATGGGGGGCGTGTCCTATCTGGGATGCGACTTTACCGTCGAGGTCATCGCGTGAGCAAGGCGAAGAAGGTTTACAAGACCCGGGTCGAACTCCATAACGACCCGCTCGGTCTTGTCCTGATGCCGGGCGACGAAGTTCCCGCGGCTCTCATCGAGATGTCCCCGTGGGTCGTCGAGGAAGGTCTCGTCATCGAGGCCGCTCAATATGACATCGAGCAGGCCGCTCCCGTCGAGGATGTCATTATTCCGGCCCCGGAAGTGACGGAAGACACGATTTCGGCGGTAGTTTCCGACGTTAACGAAAATCCGACCGCGCAGGATGCCCCAGAAGAGGACTTCTCGGGTGACCCGGTACCTTCGGGTGGCTCGGTCGACGAGGCCGCTTCTAGCGGCTACCAGGGGGCTTAGGATCAATGGCCTTCGTAGCGGGTCGCAGAGCCAAGGTTCTCATCGGTGAGTTCGACCTTACGGCGTTCCTGAACAACGCATCGGCGGCTCGGACGGCGGATCTTGCCGATGTCTCGGTCTTCGGGGATACGGACCGCGAGTTCTTGAAGACCATGCAGGCGGCGACCGTCACACTTTCCGGGTTCATCGACACAGCGGCCGGGGCAACCGAGCCTGTCTTGTCGTCTTTCCTGACCGGGACGTCGACCCGTGCGGTCTCGATCTTCTGGGATGCCGATGCCATCGGCTCGCCGGGTATCTGCGGTGCGGGCTGGGAGGGGTCTTACGAGGACTCGGCCCCGGTTGATGGTGTCCAGGCTATAGCGGCAAACCTGACCTTCACGGGTCAGGTTGACCGGGCGGTATCGCTTCACGCACTCGGGGCCGAGACCGGGACCGGGAACTATACCGCGGTCAACAATCTTGCATCGACCTCGAATGGTGCGGTCGCAAACCTTCACGTCACCGCGGCCGGGTCATCCGGTACAGGCACCGTCCAGATTCAAGATTCCGCGGACGGAATGACCTTCGCGCCGATTGCCACGTTCTCGAACTTCACCGCGGCGACCTCCCAGACGGTGACCATCTCGGGGACCATTCGCCAACATGTCCGGGCTGCTTTGACCTCTGCCCGCAACACCCAGACCTTCGCGGTCGCGTTCGGCCGCAGGCCGTAGGAGGACCTCATGGCTTTCAGTGCAGGTAAGAACGTCACCTTCTCGCTCAACGGGACCGCGATCGGCACGTTCCTGTCGAACGTGTCCTTGACCCGGAACGGCGATACTCTCGACGTGACGACCTTCGGTGACTCCGACCGCGAGTTCATCCAGGGTCTCCGCTCGGCGACCATCACGATCTCGGGCTACTTCGACCCGACGGCCTCGACTGGCCCGGATGCGGTCCTCGCGACCTCGTTCGCCGATACCGACGGCGTGGCCTTCTCGCTCGTCTTCGGGACCGGAACCACGGTGACCTATAGCGGTTCTTGCCTCGTGGCCAGCTACGAGACCTCGGCCGCGGTTGACGGTCTCATCGCTTTCTCGGCTAGCCTGACGGCGACCGGGGCGGTCTCTCGTTCATAAGAAAGACAGGAACCTTTGCGCGATTCACTCAAGGCCATCCTTGCCCCTCGGGTCGAGCCCTTCGAGCTCGGTCCGGGGGTCGCGGTCAAGGTCAAGGAACTGTCTCTCAAGGAGCGGATCTCTTGGCGCGAGGCGTCCATCGAGGCCGACGGCAAGCTCAAGGACAACTGGATCGCGGAACTCCTGTTCCGTTGTGTCCGGGACGAGGACGGGTCCGCGGTCTGGGATGCCCCCGAGGATGTCGACGGTTCCGAGTCGGTCTTGGGCAGGCTCCTCGAGGCCGCGCAACGGGTCAACGGTCTTGCCGCGGATAGCACAAAGGAGGCCCAGGGAAACTAGAGCGGCTCCCGGAAC